CCGAGCATTCTTCAGCGGCTCGCTCACCCACTTCCCAACTGTAGGCAATGGCCTCTTCACCCTTGCGATCTCCCACATCAAACTCAACCATCACACTATCCGTATCGCCATACCTTACCTTTGCACCGGGGAAGTTCTTCTCAACATAATTCTTTGTTTCTTCAATCATTGCACGCCCCTTACATGTTGTTGTAGATGCAATAGGGACACAAGGAAGGATACCTTTCCCTGCTCCAGTGAACCCATATACGGAGTTCATTGAAATTTTATAAGCCAACTGCTTACCATTGTAGACCTCCTTCATAAAACCTGTAGCCGCCGCCATGTCCCGCTTGGCTTGCTTACGAAACTGTTTCAATTCAAGAAGAATCGCAGGTAAAAGACTTGGTACATCTTGGGCAAACTTATAAGTTCGGTCACCAACCTTGAAAGTTTCATAGGTGATTCCCGGAACCGCGCCATACTTCTTCTCGTCCATGACATATGACGAATAGCATAGATTGTGTGCCATCATAATTGATGGATACAGTGCTTCAAAATCAAGAGCAGTAATTGGAGTATAGTATGCACCCTTTTGTGCTTCAAGAACCGTAGCTCCCTCGTAGGGTTCTTCGGGGATTGCTCCATACCGAATTGTCGGAACCATGAAACCCAATTCCCTCGCCTTCTTTGTCAGTTGAGAAAATACCTTGATTTGTTGCCCACGCTCTACAAGAAAGTTTGCCGGAACCCAAGTTGCCTTGGCCATCTCCACCATGTTTAGGAGAGTACACAGCTTCTTCATCAGGCGATGTGGAAGAAGTGTATCCTTGATACAATACTCAGCAACTTCCCTCAATTTTACGGGATCTCCCTCCTTGTAACGAGCAAACATCTCCTTTGGCGCCATATCAATTTTTTGATCTCCCAGGTACAATTTAGATACACTATCCAATTTATAGCTATCCAATTTGTATCCCTTCTTGACTTCGTGGAACATATCAAAGATGAAGCGACCAGACATTGGGAGTAACTTCAGGAGGTTGTCTCCAAGGGCACTTGATGAGAGCTTCTTAATGACAAGTTCCGACTCCGTATCCCTCAACTTACCCAAGTTGAAGAATTCATAGTGACACCGATTGACTTGTGCACGCTTGTATATGTATTCCATATCAAATCCAAAAATGTTCCACCCGGTAATGATATCTACATCACTTTTGTGAAGATACTTTTGAAATGCCTCCAACATTTCTCTTTCGGTGTCGTAGCTCAGAATAGTGGAACCTTCCAGATTGGGATCCGTCTTCTTGTAGCAAAGACATGTCTTATCGTATGGTTCGTCGGAGCCAAACTTACATAGGGAGATTGCGATTTGAAAGCAGGCGTCCCCGGGAACATCTGCATCAGGAAACTTACCCGTAGAACTATTACATTCAATATCCACAGATGCCACGACAAATGGAGCGATGTCATCCCTCACCACAGGCTTGAGGGTTGTCCAGTCATTACAGAAAAGATCCAAATCAACGCGGGCGAGATGCGAACGAATACACTTGTCCCCCGTGTCTAACCATCCAGTAGATTGGATTCCTGTGCGGTGCATCAGGCGCAGTACTGGATCCAGGTTTGATTCATAAACTTTTACATTCCTGACCCCCAAAATACCAAAAAGTTCGGGTGTGCGATCGAGAGGTTTTCTCAAGAATGAATCCACAAGTCGTCGTGCTTGAAGATGTTTGAAGTTCACTTTCATGAATGCAAACTCTTCATTATTTTGAAATCCCCAAACATCTTTGGACTTCATGACGGAATAAGCCACCAGGGAATCTTTACATTGTTGATCGAGGATGTCATAAATTCTCTGAATTTTCTGATTCGTAATATTCCCTGGAAGTTTAATAAAAAAATACGGTGTAAATGCTGTTGTGAGACAGACGGACTTTCCTTCCTCGGTCTTACCAAAGATACTGATCAAGTGCTCCTCATCTGTATCTCTGGATTCCCATGTGAGTGCTTGGAAAACTACCATCCTTCTAGTTGTGTAATCATCGGCCGAAAATTTTAATATACTTTATTAGTAAAAATGTCAGCCGCTTTGATTGACCTTGTATCTAAAGGTGCCCAGGATGTGTTCATTACTGGTCAACCACAGGTCAGCTTTTTCCGTCAAAATTACAAGCGACACACAAACTTTGCGATGCGTCCAGAACGCGTTGACTACATTGGTACTTTCGGAGCTTCCAATGAAGTTGTTGTTCCACTTCGTTCCAAGGGTGATCTCTTGAGCTACATCTGGATTGAAGCCGGGGGTATTGCCACACCTGGTGGTAACAACGCCATGTTTGATACATCTGCGTCTCAGCCAACCACTTTCCAATTGTGGATTGGTGGTCAAAAGGTGTGCGAACTTGACTCCCTCTTTGTTCAGGGTGTTCACAAAGTTCTTTATAATACCAACGCAGCAAAGGCGTCTATGGCTTATACAGTAGAGACTATACAAGCCAATTCAAAGGGTGATCACTATGTCATTCCATTCTTCTTTGGCGAAGATTGGACTAAGTGCCTCCCATTGGTAGCTCTTCAGTACCACGAAGTTGAACTTAGAATCAAATTACAAGACCAATACAGTGTGGCGGGTACGCCAAAGATTTATGCCAACTACATCTACTTGGACACTGATGAACGCAAGTTCTTCACCGACAACGAACACGAATTGTTGATTACTCAAACTCAATATCAACCAGGTACTCAAGCCGACACCGAATTTGATCTTACCTATTTTAACCATCCAGTGAAGGCAATTCACTTGGTTCCGGGTGATAGAGATGATTCTCCTTGGGATGAGCACTATACTTTTGAAAGTGCATCTCTTTATATCAACGGCACCGCTCTCTTTGAAAATATGTCCAATGTCTATCACCATGAGGTTGTACCAGAAATGCATTGTACAGCGATAGGTAGCGGTACACTCGATGAAGATACCGTTTACACATGGCCATTCTGTCTTGAATTGGCCAAGTCTCAGCCAAGTGGTTCCCTTAACTTCTCCCGTATTGACAACGCCAAATTGTTGCTTAACAATGTAACTTCCGCGGATAGTACAAAACCTGCACGAGTTTACGCGGTCAACTACAATATTTTACGAGTAAAGAACGGTATGGCTGGTGTTGCTTTCGGTAACTAAGTTTATTCATAAATTACTAAACAAAACTTACATATGATTAGTTTAAATATCAATGATATGTACGTATAATAAAACTCGTCATTATATATTTTTCACCTTTTTCTAATTTTTTACCACGATGTATGTAATTCCATGTTGCAGGAAAAAAAATAAGTTTACCAGCTCTAGGTTGTATAGACTTGCCGCATCTGAAATCGGTAGTTCCACCAATACCCTCTTCAACATCATTCAAATATATTATGTAAGTTATTAGTCTCTCTTTCTCTTCATCGGAATGCCACCTATAATAACCATTTTTTACCGTTTTCTGTATTTGGGGCATAGCAACCCCAAACCTCCCGATTGTATATTCCGGACTTTCTTTTGTCACAAGACCATTTTCAAACATGTATTTAAAATAATTATTTATTTCTTTATAAACTAATTTCGCTATTTTAGTATTAACATCACCCCACTTACTATTAAAGTTTTCTAAACCTATTGGCAAGTCTGTACTAACTTTAACAGCCGAACTAACACCACCTACCGTTGAGCCGCATATTTTGCGATCATCGTCTTCAAATCTTTTAATGATATCTTCACACGTCCTCTTATCTAAAAAATTTTCTACTTCATAAATGAAATTCATCTCTTATAGAAACACCGGAAACCTTTATATAAGAATATCAACAGTTTGTGGTCATTCAAACAAATTGCCAATTGAGTGGAAAGTAACGTAATTAAAGATCTATTTTCTTTTATTTATAATGGATATAGTAGATTTATTCCCTACACCAGTTGGTATTAGTAAATTAAAAAGAGAGCTCAACGACGAAGAAATAAAAATTATAGAAGTTCTAAAAAAAGATACACATATAAACTGGAGTAGAGGTAATTTAGTTACACATAATAAAAGGGTGCTTGATATTCCAGAACTTAGTGATTTGAAAAATATTATAACCCACACAATAAATCAATACTTTACTAATGTGTTCAAACCGGCTACACACATGGAATTGTATATTACACAGTCATGGATTAATGTGACTCGTAATGGATTTGGTCATCCATTACATTCACACGGAAATAGTTTATTATCATGCGTTTTTTACATAGATGTAGATGAAAGGGATGTGATTCAATTTTCTAATCATAATAATATTTTGGGAAGCATATCACTCCTCAGTGGAACTCCGCAGCTTAAGGTGTTTAAAAATTGTATGGTTATCTTTCCATCTACACTTAAACACGCGGTCCCACAAAGACCTGATAATTCAAATGGTGTGCGGGTAAGTTTGTCATTAAATACATGGTTTAGAGGAAAAGTCGGGAACGCGAATACAATGACAGAATTGGAGTGCTTATAATGCACTGCGTTTACGTTATCAACTACAGGATTCTTCGCGACGATTAAAACAAACGATGCTATTTAAAAATATCGGTGATATGTAAGTTAGGATGGATCTTGTCCCAATTAAACTTATCAAGAACCGCAATGTTCGTAACACCCTTTTAAGAGCCAAAGGTGAGAATGCCGAAATTGACACATCTGACTACATTGAGCGTAAAATGAATACAAACCTCGCGGCGAGATATCTCATGGCTATTGAAGATGCCTCGGAAATGGCTAAGCAACTCATCCAGAGACCTGGCGTTTTTGAACAAATCGCGAAGGACATCAAGAAAGAAGCTGACTACGATTTCAAGTTTCGGTGTCGCCGAACATCCAATATGACTAAACCTGCAAAAAATCGTAAGGGTACCGAGTATCTTCATATCTCACACACCTATGAGAGTGGTGATGGTCACTACGCACTCGCAAAAGTGAATCACAACAAGAACGAAATCACGTTGTTCAATTCAATGGGTGCGGGTCAGTCAGAGTTCAGGAATGAACTTCGTACAGTCTATGGAAATACCTACACATTAAGAAACAAAAACTCTTCCTTCCAACCGACGGGTGGATTTGTGACCACGAACACAAAAAATTACAAACAACTTCTTAACAACGTAAGTGTTAACATTCGGAACAAGAAAGTTCTTGAAAGGTCTTTTGAGATTTCACAATATGACGAGTTATCGCAACATCACTTTTGCTACATTGAAGCATTCATAGCCATGATGCACGATACATTGGGAACACCCATCGGTCCAAAGGATCCAAGAGATCGCCTTGAATTTGTGAAGAAGGTTGTGTGGGGACTTATACATAAATATACTCCACCATCAAATAGAACTTCATTCAAATGGAAATACTTTGTGACGAACTTTCCATACTTTCTTAGAATTACGAATACAAATGGTCGAAGATTTAGATTGAATCATGTCGCACAAGTTCCTAAAGATGTTGAAAAGGTTAAAAGAACTGTGATGAAAGTTAAAGTCCCAAGTGGTATCAATAGTTCGTGGTCACTCACACAAATCATGAATTGGGCGGGAAGTAAAATCTGAGTACATATCAGAGATGCTCCCAGTGATAATCGCCATCGGCGCTGCAGCGCTTGCATACACATTTACTGGTGAAAACCTCTTGGATGCAAAACAGGCCAAGCTTATGATTCGCTCAGGGAAGATAAAGAAGGTCATTGATG